CCGCCAATCAATACCTGAGCAACGCCAATGTTGACCAGTCACAGTTGGCTAAGCAGTACATGAATCCATACACACAGGATGTGGAGAATTCAATTGGCACTTTGGGCCAGCGCAACATCCAGCAGAACTTGGCTCCACAAGCTACTGCCGCCGCAGTTGGCTCTGGTCAGTTTGGCTCCCAGCGTGGCGCTCAGGTGCTTGGTCAGACCATCCAAAACGCCAACACTGACATCTTGGCCCAACAGAACCAAGCATTGCAGGCTGGCTATCAAAACGCGATGGCAAACGCGCAGAAACAACAGGCCCTGCAAGCCCAATTGGGCCAGACCGCTGGCAACTTGTCTGCCACAGAACAAGCCAACCTTATCAATGCGTCAACCGCTGGCGGCAACTTGTCTGGTCAGACCCAAACATTGGGTCTTAATGACACCAACGCTTTGGCTACCCTTGGTGGTCAACAGCAGACCATCAAGCAAAACGAACAAATGTTCCCACTGACAGCGCTGTCCAAGCAGGCTGAGTTGATGCGTGGATTGACCATCCCAACATCGACAGTCAACACTTTCAAGGGCTCGCCATTGAGTGCTATTTCTTCCTTGGGTGCTACTACGGCTGGTATCTTTGCAAAGCCCTCAACAGGAGGAAAATCTCCGTTTGAAGGATTGACTGGCTATACCGACTTGAGTTCATGGCTGAAGTCATTTGGGTCTAAGTCTACGCCACCGGGCACTCCAGCAAACAACGCAACAATTGATGCAAAGGGCAATCCAATCTATGGTGGCGGTGCGGTTGTCAATGACCCATTGGGCGGTGGCTATGATTTTGGGCCGGGGGATAACGTCAATAGTAATGAAACTTACTATCCAAATAATTCATTTGATTACAACAACAATGGCGCTTATACAGACCAACCAGTTGAGCCTTAAAGGAATAAATCATGGTTACTAATCCAGTTGAAACATCTGCGGCAAATCCGTTATCGGCCGCCTCTTTTGGCGACCCAAGCAAGTTGAATTTTTTTAATGCCAGAGATCAGGACACACAAGAGTATCGAGACGCGCTTCAGCAGAGCATAGATGCTCTTGAGCAAAGATATGCTCAACCAAACTGGTTCAAGATTGCCGCTGGCTTTGCTAAGCCACAGCTTGGTGGATTCATGGCTGGCCTTGGAAGTGCCGCTGAAGCTATGGGCGAAAACATTGAGCAACAACGTGCCGCACAACTGCCTATTGCGCAACTCAGGGCACAGCTTGCTTTGTCAAAGATTGGCATGGGGCAATCTCAAGAAGCCGCACAAGTTTTTTCTGAATGGAAAAAATCTGGCAAACCAATGGACGAAAATGTTTATAGCCAAATTGCTGGACTGGCTCCAAACTCAGCCGTTGCCGCCGCCGCAAAGGCCGCATTCGATGCCGAAAAAACCAATCAAACATTGCGTGTCTCGCAGAATGATTTGCTGGTCAAACAACAGCAACAAGACTTTGCATTGCTTGATGCGCAACGCAAGTCTGGCATGATTGATGAAAACCAATATAGGGCAGGCTTGAAGGCAATTGTTGGCCGTCAGGCTGAAAGACCTCCCGTGTTCCCAACAGGAACCACAGGCAATGCAAGCGAACGCATGGGTGTTCAAACTCCAGCCGCAGGATCTGATGCGCTTGCAGTCATGAAAGATCTTTCTGCCGCGCCTGCTACCGAACCAAGCCCAGCCACGGCGCCCGTATCTGATTTCAAGATCAAGCCCTCGTTTGCTTTGAAGTACAAACAAGCCGCCACTGAAGATGAGAAGGCGGCAAATGCCAGTGTCCTTGCAAGCGCAACAGAAGCCAATGCCGAACCTGCGCGTCAATACAGGGCACTGCAACAGGTCAATGACCCACAAAACTATGCAATCGCAATGCATGCCAACGAGTCTGTTGAAGACGCGATCAGGGCACAGCCAACAACTTTTGTGAAGGTGACAAATTTGATTCGTCAGGCTGGCGGCTTGCCTGCAATGCTTGAAAAGGGCTTGTCGGTCAATTGGAATGGCTACGGCGTCAACGTTGGCATTCCCATCTCTGCTGGGTTGGATGCAAGTCTGAATGAAAATGAGCAGGCATACAGGGACACCCTGATAAACAACCTTGCTACCAGTGCCTACTATGGCTTGTTGGCAAGGGGCATTGATCCGAGCAAGGCTGGTGAAGGAAAGATGGCCCAACTTATTGCTCAAGAAATGCACATCGACAAAAGTCCAAAAGCAATTGCTCATCAGGTTGACCTGAACAAAGAACAGTTGAAGCATGCAAGGCGTTTGCATGATGTGATCTCTGATGGCTTGCCGCAAGCAATTGCGGCTGGAAGCCTGTCCCCACACTTTGACATCTACCGCCAAGATCCAAACATCAAAATTGAGAATGGTGTGTATGAGGCCATCTTGAGAGACAAGGGCAAAAAATATCAAGCCAGATTGAAAGGCACTCAGCCATGACGGATGAAGAAATTCAAGCAAGGATTAAGGCCCGCCTGAAAGAAGAGGGCATTGACTCGGATGAAAAGCCTTCTGAGCAACCTTCTGCGCCCGTTATGCGCCGTGCAAGGCCACCTGCCCATATTGATTCTGTTGTTACAGAGCCTGCCATGCCAAATGTTGAGGCCGAATCTTCATCTGGCGAGGCAAACGATGATGTCTTCAATGCTTTGGAAAGAGCAGAACAAGAATCAAAGGCCGAAAGCAAGAAAAAAGAACAAGAAGAAAGCTCCGCTCAAAAGGCAATGGCCGCTGGTGCTGGGGCGGCGACTGGCGCGTTGGCTCGATACAAGGGTGTAGATTTTGAAGGAAACTTGCTGTCCCCCGGGCGTAGCGTGTTCCAGCCAAGCGAAGCATCCATGAACCAAACATCTCAGGTATACAACAGCATATCTGAGGACATGAAGGCAAGACAAGCGGCGCTTGACAAGATTGATGACCAGATTCGTCAGATCACCAGAAGCCCCACAGCAAGCTCTGGCGAGTTGACGCAAGAGCAGATCAACCGCATCCTCCAAGGTGGAGATGGCTCTACTATGGGGACTACAGGCGCTCAGAGGGACTTTGGCTACAAAGGTGAGCAACAGCGCAGGGCTCGGGTTCAATCTGAGTTAGAGGGCAACATTCGTAGCGCCAACCCAAACCTGCCAGATCCTATTGTTGGTGCTGGTCAGGTCGTGCCATTGCGAAGCGGCATCCAAGTGCCAACAGCCACTGCGGCCCAAATAGCTCAAGACGAGGCGGCAAAACAGGCTATGGCGCAACGTCAGGCATTGGAGCTTCAGCGCCAGTCTGAAATGAACCGCATGAAGATTGGCGAAGACCAGTTGAACCAAGAGATGAAATTAAATAAATCTCGCGGCTTCCGTGCAGGAGCGGGCAAGATTGGCATGGGCGCTGTTGGTGGCGCATTGACTGGCCTTGATATTCTGAATGCACTCAAGGTGTACGAGGCTCACAAAAAAGATCCCAAGCACAACAGGCCACTTGATTGGACGGATTATCTTGCGTTGGGCGGTGGCCCGCTGGCAATGTTCGGCAAAAAAATTCTTGGGCCAATTGGTATGGGAATGCAGATTCCTTATGCCGTCAAGCACTCGGATGAAGTACTGCGCGGCATGACAATGTCGGACATCAATCCCACCGTATTTGGTGGAACTGATGCCTTAGAGCCTGCGTTCCCCGAATATCGCCGTTAAAGCCCGCCGCGCTTCTCTTGCAAGGCTTTGCCAACTTCCGTGTTTAGGCTGTTGACAAACTCAATGCACATCTCCCGCTCGGTGCGGACAATGGCTGGCATTGCGGCCATCACAAAGGCGCTGGCAAGCTTCACAAGGTCATCCTCAAGGAAGTTGTAGTTCTCCTCAAGGTACACCTCGTGGAAGGCTTTGTTGATCTCTTCTACTGTCAGGTATGGATTGTTCATGTTTTCTTTCAATTGAACCAAAGATAAAAGCCGTGCAATATCCCGATGGGGAAGAATATTGCGCCAGCGACCAAGAACCCCCACATCGCATGAGCGAAGCAGGTAAAGATGTGTGTCAACCATGCCGCAAGGCAGGCCCAGCCAATGATATGTAGCATGATCAATCCTTATCCAGTCCAGTTTTTGCGTACCAAAACACGAGCAGTGCATCAAACATCTTCCACGCCCGATCAAGCTCCTCGCGGCTCCACTCCTTGATGTGAACGAGGCCGGGCTGGGTGACCGACACAAACACATTGGCGCATCTTGCGTTCGGGATCTTCAGCCCCTTGGCGTATGCCACCAACTGCATGGGCAACTCGTCGTACAGGACAATGTCCTCGCCCTTGGTGAACTCCTTGGTCTTGAAGTCCAGCATGATTCCATCGCCATCCTTGGAGTACAGGTCGATCTTTCCACCGTACCCGTACTTGGATGCAAAGGCGGTCTCGGTATGCCACTCAGGATCGCCAAAATGGGCTCTGACGGCCTGATCGACACCCACCTGATGCTCGGCATGGGTTGCGGTCATTATTCCGCTGTAGAACTTCTCAAGCGACTCGTGGACGGCTGTGCCGCGCTCTGCCGCCTGCTTGGTCTGCTCCTTGGCGTCCTTCTGGATGCGGGAGATGAACTGATCCTCTGGCTCTCCATCGGCCCGTGGGAGGGTCAATGCGGCCATCATCATTTGGTTCATCTTCCACGTCTCAAGGCCGGGCTTTGCCATCACGCTCATGATGGTGGTCACCGAGGGCAGATACCCGTGCTTACGGGCGTCTCTGAGGGTCGTGGGACGGTCTGTGCCATCCTTGGCCTTCACGGTGTACATGGGTCGTCCAGACTGGTCGTACCAGTGCTGGGACTCGCTGGCTCGTGCAATGATGCTGGTCATTTCGTCCCGCCCTTTGCCAAGACCGTGTGGATGTAATGCTCAATGATGCCCTCAAGCGCCTGAGTGCGGCTGAAGTTTTGAGTCTTTGCCATTGCGGTGATCATCCAGTAATGGGGTGCAGACACACCGATAGCAAAGCTGTCTTGCTTTTCAGCGTTTTGGGTGCGCGGAAACTTGGTTATGGATTTTTTGGCTGTCATGTCTTTATCCTCAGAAGGGCACGTCACTATCAATGTCATCAAACCCACTGGAAGGCTTTGCAGACGCCTTTGCGGGGGCCTTTTCGGTGCTGAATGCCCTCCACTCAGGGGAAGCTTCAATCTTGGCTTTAAGGCCCTTGCTGAAGGTCTCAAACATTTCGTGGTCAGGGTCTGCCAAGCGAAACATCTGCACAGTGTTGACGCCATCTGGCAGGCCAGCCTTCTTTACGAGCGCGGGGACAGGAGATATGCCAGAGACGTTGGCGAAGATCTTGCCTTCTTTGCCGGGGCGGTGGATAACGTTAAGCATGCACCAGTGCCCAAGTACGGCGGAGATGTCAAAACGTCGGCCCTCTTCGTCTGTGAAGGGCTTTCCTCGCCAAGCTTGGAGGTCAAGGCGCAAGTTTGCTTTTTCATTGAGTGACAGGGTGTAGTTTTTGAAGATTGCCATTGGCTTGCCATCGGCGGTGACCAGCGGCTTGCCTGCCTCGTCTTCGCCGTGCAGTTCCCAAGCAAACATAACCTTGCGCAGGAACTTGGTCTCGCCCATGTACTCGGTCTTTTGTGTGCCCAAGTCAATGATGCGGTAGCACCGACCAAGGTGGGAGCCAGCGGGTACTGGAATAAAGTCGTCGCCAGATGATTCAACAATAAAGCTCATAGTTTTCTTTCTGTAAGGTTTGTGAAAGTTCTTGGGTTAATGCCCACAGCAGGTACTCCGCTTGGGCTTCAGGGTCGGCAAGCCAATCCTGATATTCTTGGTCGGTCATGCCCTCCATACGAACACATCCAAAAAAACAACAACAGCCGCCACAGCCACTACGGCGTAGAGGACAGCATCAGCAATCGTGGTTTTTGGGGTGTATCGCTCGACTGAGCAGGCGTAGTCAACAGACTCTTGGGTGGTTTTCATGGGCTCTTTCTTGTAAAACACCAACATCGGTGTGCTTGGATTATGGCACAGAATTTAACTTGGAGTAAAGATTTTGTGGTTTTTTTGTTAATTCACAATTAAGGTATACTCCACCAAAATGGAAAACTTGACACTCAAAGAATACTTCAGGACTGAGCCATCGGGCGCTGTGAACGAAATGGCGGCTTTTCTGGGCATCACGCCGACGTGGTTGTCACTGCTCATCCACGCCCGTAAGCGCCCATCCCCGCAGTTGGCAAAGAAGATTGAAGCGGCAACTCAGGGGTTGGTCAAAAAAGAAAGCTTGCGTCCTGATATTTTTTTGTTGTAAGATGTTTTGAAACACGGCTAGGTGGGGAGTCATGAACCCACCGAAAAGCGAGCCTCCCCGCCTGCCGATTGTTTCTTTGTCAGTGGAGGACAGCGAAGGAAAACATGCACTACTATTCTTTTCACGTTAGTGACTATATTCACGACACCGCCCATTTAAGCAATGAAGAAGATTTGGCTTATCGCCGTCTTTTGGATTTGTATTACACGCAAGAAAAACCAATCCCAAACAAAACCCATGAGGTTGCCAGACGAATCCGTATGGGTAAAAACATTTCCGCAGTGCAGACTGTTTTGGAGGAGTTTTTTATGTATGACAGGGAAGGTGATTTTTGGTTTCAAAAGCGATGTGATGAAACAATTTCGATTTATCAGGCGAAAGTTGAGAGAAATCGGGCTGTTGGAAGGCTTGGGGGTAGACCCAAAGCCAACCCAGAAGAAACCCAGACGGTTTCCAAAACAAACCCTAACCAAGAACCAATAACCAAGAACCAAAAGAAGACAGTCGCCACCAAGGTGGCTCGTCCATCATCTGTTGATCAACAAATCTGGGATGACTGGCTGGCTATTCGAAGAGCAAAGAAACTACCGCTCACAGAAACCGCATGGTCACAAATCCAAGGCGAGATTGACGCATCTGGGTTTCCCGTGGATGTGGTCATTAAAGAGTGTTGTCTGCGAGGCTGGGCGGCATTCAAGGTCAGTTGGCTGAAGGACAACCCCATCACCGCCGCCCCTGCGGCTCGTTTTGCTGGAGACATCTGATGAAGGGCCACGAACAACTGATCGACATCCGTGTTGCTGGCGGAAAGCCAACAATGGTCTTCCTGACCGACTTCCCGGTCGTGGGCAAATGGTGGGAGGAGGGTGACTATCCCGAGATCTGCATTTATCACGATGTGCCTGAGCGGGCTGATTTGCGTTTTCTGGTCAACCTGAACGTCTGCATCACCGCCAGCACAAAGGGTCGCGCAAAGGCGTTTTTTGAGGCTTGCAAGGCCGCTGGAGCTTCCACGGTATCAACTTGTTTCTACCCAAACGACCACGAAAACTATTTCCGCATGTTCACCAAGAGTGGATTTGACAAGACAACCGAGGACAAGCACCGCTATGAATCTTAATTTTGTACCCGACGATATTGATTTCGCCAACTACCTTGAGATGACCGACGCATCGGCCAAGGTAAAGCCTGCGGCTCAATGGATTGACGACCTGAAGGCAGGGTTGATTGAAAACGCGACTCAAAAGCTGATCTACCTGCCGTGGGAGAAGACCAAGACCCAGTTTCACTTCCGAGAGGGTGAGGTAACACTGTGGTCTGGCCAGAACGGTCATGGCAAGTCCTTGTTGACAAGCCAGATTGCTTTGAGCCTGATTGGCCAAGACCAAAGCGTCTGCATTGCCAGCTTTGAGATGAAGCCATTGACGACCCTCAAGCGCATGTCACGCCAGTTCATTGGCATGAACCCATACGCCGAAGAGTTTCAGGGTGACGAGGGCATTGCAACTCTCAAGGACATGTACGACGAGTTTGGAAGCTGGATCAGCAAGTGGTTATGGTTCTACGACCAGCAGGGCAGTGCTGATACAGAGACTGTTCTTGGCATGGTGAAGTATTGCGCGTCGGAGTTGAAGATAAAGCACATCTTCGTTGATAGCCTGATGAAGTGCGTGAAGGGCGAGGACGACTACAACGGTCAAAAGCTTTTTATTGACACCATCACAGCGATTGCCCGTGATTATTCTTGCCACATTCATCTTGTCCACCACCTGCGAAAGCCCAAGGATGAGAACGAGGTTCCTGACAAGCACGACAACAAGGGCTCAGGCTCGATCACTGATCAGGTGGACAACGTCATGCTGGTGTGGCGCAACAAGCGCAAGGAAGACGATGTGAAGGTCAAGGGTGACAGATCCAACCACAAGACCGAACCTGACGCACGACTGCTGTGCCGCAAGCAACGCAATGGTGAGCATGAGCCATCAATCGCGCTTTGGTACAACAATGATGCCCAGCAGTACATCGGTAACGAGGGCGACCAACCAATGAAGTTTTACACGGAGTTTTGATGCCATTCCCTGATGAGCATGTTGCACAAATGGTCGAGCATTATGCGTACATGGCTCTTCAAAAGGGCTGGATTGATTACGCAAGGCACAGGGTGTCCGCGCTTCAGAAGGAAGACAAGATGTATGCCGATTTGGGCATACGGGTCAAAAAACGCATGGAGGAGTTGAAAAAAAATGATGTTCCAAGTTGAGCAATTGCCCGCACTGTTTGATGCATACAAGCCCCATGCACTGACTATCAAGCTTCCGTTCCCGCCTGCGGAGTTGTTTCCCAACCGCAAGAACGGTACGCATTGGGCGGCGACGCACAAGATCAAGCACAAGTACAAGGAGGATTGTTTTTATTTGACCAAGGTACAACTCAAAGAATTTATTTGGAAGGACGGAGACATCCGCGTGACCTTGGTTTATGTAATGCCCGATAAGAGGCATCGTGATGCTGACAATTGTTTGGCGGCATCAAAGGCGGGGTTGGATGGGGTTGCTGATGCATTGATTGTTGATGACAAGCGATTCCAACCGATCACCATCTATCGTGTCTCTGGCGAGAAGCCGGGGAGTTTAATTGTCCAATTGGAGATGTTATGAAGTCCACATATACCCGTGGGTCAATGTTCCACAAAGCACTTGAGAAAATTTCGAGAAAGATTATGAGCGCAGAAGAATGGAAGGATGAGGTTACTCACAAGCCAATGTCATTTTTCCAAAACAGGGTGATAGCAACGATGTTGAGTGATGGAAGAGTTGCCATCAAAAACAAGATGTACAGCATCACCAAAAGCGGTGAAGATTACTTGAGCGAACTGGGGAGAATGAAAATGCGCAAGCCGCAGGAAACTGCTGGCGCGTACCTCGTGAAGACACACTACGACGGTGCTGAGCTTGCAAGGGCCCCAGTGCGTCCAAACGCAGAACAGTTCTTGCGGTTGCCAAGCCGATTCAACAATCGCTTGGTCTACCGCGATGGAAGCGTGGGGGTTGTATGAGCGACATGATCGACCCAAACCAAGCCATTGATTACATCATTGCCAAGTCGGGCGAGTACGCCCAAGCCCGTGCCGAGCGCATCTACATGGAGGAGCTTCGCAAGACCATCAAGGCAGAGCTTTGCAAGACGGCCCTGCACCACGGGTTTGAGGCGGTCAACGCCCAAGAGCGCGAAGCCTACAGCGACCCCAACTACAGAAAGCACCTGCTGGCGATCAAACAGGCCGTGGAGGCCGAAGAAAAGCTTCGGTGGATGCTGATTGCCGCACAGGCAAGGGTGGACGTGTGGCGTAGCCAAGAGGCGTCCAATCGCACCGTAGAGAAGCTGACGCTGTGACCGAGAAGGAGTGGATGAATGCCGTGGCCGAGCTTGGGTGCGGCATGTGCAGGCGCATGGGGTACGGGGAGACCCCTGCCCACCTGCATCACCCACGGGAGGGTGTTGGTATGGCGCAACGCCAAAGCAATTGGCTTGTGATCCCCCTGTGCCCTGCCCACCATACGGGCTCCAAGGGCTGGCACGGGACGAGGGACGACTTCAAACGCCACGGCGTAGATGAGTTGGACATCCTTGCCGACACCCTGAAATTGATAATAACCAACAAAAGTTGAGGGACATTATTTGGGGGGCTTGCGCATGATCTTAATTTTGAATTAAGATAGCGTCACTGCAATACGCAGGGTAACTGAAAGACACTGAAATGAAAAACGATCTGCCCCTCTCCCAAGTCGACCACCTTGGCAACCTGTTGGCTCAAATTGCTGAGTTGACCAAACAAGCTGACGCCATCAAGGACAGCATCAAAGACGGCGGCCAAACCGTCGAAGGTATGTTCTTCAAGGCCACCTACATTGAAGCAAACCGCAAGTCTGTTGACACCAAGAAGCTGTTTGCTGATCTCGGAATCACCGACGATGTCGTCGCCAAGTACACCAGCACTACCGCTGTGTTCTCTGTCAAAGTCACCTCACGCTAATCAGTCAACTTCAAAGGAAATCATCATGTACCGTTTTGCTCGTAACTCCAACCAAACCGCCTTCCGCTCACAAACCGAGTTGTCCAACGACCTTATTGCCCGCTACGCCCCCAGCGTGTTGGCTGACGAGGCCCACAGCAGTCGTGGCGAGAAGTACACATTCATTCCCACCATCAAGGTGATCGACGCCCTGCGCGTTGAGGGCTTTCAGCCCTTTGAAGTGCGCCAGACCAAGGTGCGTGACATTACCAAGCGCGACCACACCAAGCACATGGTGCGCATGCGTCACGCCTCCAGCCTGATGGGCGACGAAGTGCCAGAGATCGTGTTGGTCAACAGCCACGACGGTTCATCCAGCTACCAACTGCTGTCGGGTGTGTTCCGCTTTGTGTGCTCCAACGGCCTGATCGCTGGCGACATCTTCAGCGACATCCGTGTGCGCCATCATGGCAACGTCGTGGATAACGTAATCGAGGGCGCAACCCGAGTGTTGGAGAACACCGAACAAATCATGAGCCGCATCGACACCTACAAGTCCATCACGCTGGCCCCAGCAGAGGCAACGGTGTTTGCCAATGCCGCCCTGCAACTGCGCTGGGACGGTGACAAGCCGCCTGTTGATGCAGAGAACCTGCTCTGCGCAAACCGCCACCAAGATGTGAAGCCTGACCTGTGGACGACATTCAACCGTGTGCAGGAGAACATGATCAAGGGTGGCGTGGCTGGCCGCACCGCCCGTGGTCGTCGCATGACTACCCGTGGCGTGGCTGGCGTGAACGAGAACGTCAAGCTGAACCGTGCCCTGTGGACGCTGGCCGACGAGTTTGCCAAGTTGAAGTCCAACGTGGTAGAGATCGAAGAGTTGATCGCGGCATAAAAAAGGGGAAAAACATGAGCGAATACTACGATGAGATGGCTGGCGACATCGCCCTTGCCGAGCGAGCATGGGAAGAGCGCGAAGCAAGACGCAACTTCCGCACAGAGATTTGGACAACAAAGGATGGGCGTGAAATAGCCATCAAGGACATGGAGGACAGCCACGTGTACAACGCCTACAAACAAGGCCAAAACCGCCTGTTGTTCCGCGAAATGGTTTTGCGTTTGTTTGAAGCCAAGATCAAAGAAAACAAACCACTTCTTAATTCTGTGTTAAGATAACAATCACTGCAACAAGCAGGGTAACTGGAGAAAATCATGTCAAAGAACGAGTGGAAAGAAGGATTTGAGGCTGGTCTGGACTTTGTCCTTACCTTTGTGAATGAGCAGTGCGATACCAAGTTCGAGGGTATCGGCGCATTGGCGGCTGAGTTGCAGTACCTGCAAAACATCAAAAATGCTGTGCAGGATCACCTGACCAACAAGGAGCAATCATGAGCGACGATTTGGACTTTGTCATCAAGACCAAGGATGGAACCCGTGACATCCGTGTCAGCCCCTACGACGATGGCGTGTGGCTGAGCATGTCCATGTCTGGGTGCAATTCCTACACATCCATGACCAAAGACGAGGCCCAAGAACTGATCGAGGCTTTGACGGCGGTTCTCAATGGAGCCAAATAAGCCCCAAGAAGGCCAGCAGGGCGGGGCAAGCACCCTTGCCCTTGCTCAGGCCAGTTTGACCGCCTACAAGGCCCAAATAGAGCGCCTGAAGGCCGAGAACGCCAATCTGAAACGGACGGTGCGCCAGATGGAGCGCCGCATCATGAGGAGTGAGCACCAAGATGAATGAAAAAATACTCAAGGCCATGTCTTATCTGCGTGATGGGTACACCGAGGCCGCTTACGAAATTTTGCAGGAGTTGTCCGAGAGGCAGGGGCTTTTCCCTGTCAAGGTTAGCCCCGAGGAGTTCATCCAGCAGGCGTCAAAGAATGCTGGGTTGGTTGGTCGTCCTATTTTTTGGGCTGAGTGGCCCTCGAAGGAGAAATGATGTTGCTTGATGTATTTGCTTTGGTGGCCGCGATGTTCCTTGGCCTTGGCCTCGGTGGTATAGCCATCGCGGTGTTCTTGTACGCAGTTGAGAAGATGCAAAACGGAGGTAAGGAATGAACAACCCACCAGCATTCCCAGTATTTCCAGAAACAGGCGCAGGTCATGCGACGGCATTCCGAGGCATGACATTGCGTGACTATTTTGCGGCAAAGGCAATGCAAGGATATTGCTCTGACCCAGACTACAAAAAAGATTGCGGTCAAGAAGATACTGCAATTTCTGCGTACAAAATGGCAGACGCAATGCTGAAAGCGAGGGAGGCATGACACAAGATGAAATCGTTAATTTGGCTATACAAGCTGGTGCTTCACCTGATGAAAAACTTTGGCTTATGTATTCAGAAGAGTTGGTCGTCTTTGCCAAACTGATAACGTCAAAATATGAACAAGAAATTCAAGACCTTAAAAACATGGTTATGGAACTTCAAGAGAGACAAGAATGACACAAGATGAAATCATCGAGATGTATCTGCAAGTCTCAAAAGAATTATGTAATGACACCGAATGGTGTTGGGCGGGTGTTGGTGAACCTTTGCAGATGTTTGCCAAACTGGTAGCCAAACTGGTAGCCGCCAAAGAACGTGAAGCCTGTGCAGAAATTGCTGAAAAGCAACGCTATGCGATGTTCATTAGTTTAACTTCTCACCCTGCACAGAATGGAACGGCAGTTGGAATTGCCAATGCCATCAGAGCCAGAGGAGAACAAGCATGATTGAAGTGTTGAAACAGGCGCTTGTTTCATTTAAAAAAGATGAGCGGCATTTAAATCATGCTGAAACTCAATATTGGTTACAGCAATACAAACTCTTGGCAGAAGATGCAATCAAAGCCATTGCAGAGTTGGAAAGCCAAGAGCCTATGGCGACGATAGCAGTTCGATGGCATGAGCCTGTGGGCAAAGTTGCTTATGTTTTAGAAGTCAATTTACCAGTCGGCGTTCATAAACTCTACACCCACCCAACACGGCGCACATGGGTAGGGCTGACGGATGAGGAAGCCACAGAGGTTTATGCGGAGACAGAAAAAAAAGTTAATGAACATTGGGAGAGTGGCGGTACAACAATGATGTTTCCACCAACTTTGTACAAAGCCATCGAGCAAGCCTTGAAGGATAAGAACAATGATTGACCGCCTGATCCTTAGCGCCGCGCTGGGTATCACTGGCCTGAATGGCCTGTATCCCGCAGAGCCAGTCCCAATGACGGCATCTCAACTGCAAGTTAAAGCCAAAGAGAGATCCATCAGCAAGTTGTGCGCAAAAAAGAAAAAGTCAGAGACGGTCAAGGAGATATGCACAAGGTGGGGGCATCACAATGCTTGAGGCAATCAAAACATTTTGGGGAAGGGCTCGTGGCCTGCACGGGGATCGTCGGATCGAGGTGGTGGAGGGATTGATCTGGCGGTGCAAGGAGTGCGGGTTTGTTTTTTTAACGAAGGCCAATGCTGAGGCCCACGAGTGCGGCCAACTTATCAACAGGCCAAAAAAGGAAAGTAATGATTAACTTTTATAGCGAATCTATCAGTGATGAGCAGGCAAGAAGGTCGGCGCACCTGATCGCGGCGATTGTTGCCAACGCTTTGAGGGATCTGATGATCAGGCCAAGCGAGTTGGAGGGGCAGATGCGCACGAACATCAATCCAGCCGCCGCAAAGTCCGTGGTGTTCTTCAATTCCAAGACGTTCATTGCTTACTGCCACCTGATAGGCATAGACCACAATCAGTTCCTCCAGAGGTTAAAATACGGCACAAACCTGAGCGCGGGCAAGCGCATCACTGACATGGACTTCAGGGCAATCAGGCAGAGAATATCTTGGAAGGTGTCGGACAAGGCACTGATGCAACGGGACGACGATTCCATTGATCTGATGCAGAAAAAGCCGCACGGATTGAAAAAGAACAAACTTAAAGTTAAAATCGAGGGAAGCGATACCAACGGAGATGCCAATGGCGACCAAGAAGAAAAGCCAAGGAGAGCAGATTACCCCTTCTGGGGAGCCTGACGCCGCCGATAACAACAATACAACAGAAGTAGTAGCCGTTGCGCCGACAACAAAAAAGATTGGTAGGCCATCCAAGTACACCCCTGAGCTTGCAACAGAGATATGTAAGAGGCTAAGTGAGGGGGAGCCATTGAGGCAGATATGCAGGGATGATCACATGCCAGCTTGGCAGACGGTGTATGACTGGATGTACCGTGATGATGCTTTGGGCGAGAAGGGCGTGGGGCTTTCCAGAGCCATCGCGCGAGCTAGGGATCTTGGGTACGATGCAATGGCCGAGGAATGCTTGGTAATCGCTGATACGCCCAAGTTTGGTCAGGTTCAACACATGAGCAACAAGGGCTCCAGCACCACCGTTGAGGACATGCTGGGCCACCGCAAGCTACAGATCGAGACGCGCCTGAAGCTGTTAGCCAAGTTCAACCCCAAGAAGTACGGCGAGCGCGTCCAATTGACTGGATCAAAGGAAGAGCCCGTCGAGGTGCATGTGGAGTCCAAGTCCCTGTTTGACGCCATCATGCAGAACATTGAGCTAAAGAAGCAAGAGAAGAATGTCTGAGGACGTCCTTGACCTGCTGGCCGACCCTGAGATAAGGGCCAAGTTCGACGCCATCCCTGACACCAACTACAAGCTTGAGTGGGCTTGGCGCACAGGATGGCTGTCAAAGGCCCACAAGCACCAAATCCTGCCTGTTGGTGACTGGTGGACGATATGGCTACTACTGGCTGGCCGAGGGGCTGGAAAGACCCGTACAGCGGCTGAGCAGATCGCTTGGTGGGCATGGAAGCAACCCAACACCCGATGGCTGGTAGCGGCCCCAACGTCCGCTGACGTGCGGGCAACCTGCTTTGAGGGCGACTCTGGACTGCAATCCATCATCCCCAAGGAGTTCGTTGAGGACTACAACAAGGCCCTGCACGAGATACGCCTGACCAACGGGAGCCTGATCAAGGGCATTCCTGCATCAGAGCCTGAGCGGTTCCGAGGCCCGCAGTTCCACGGTGCGTGGTGCGATGAGCTTGCGGCGTGGGAATACCTGCAAGAGGCGTGGGATCAGATCATGTTCGGCGTCCGCTTGGGCAAGCATACAAAGATCATTTGCACCACCACACCCAAGCCCAAAGACCTGATCATGGAGTTGATCGGCAGGGACGGTGACGATGTGGCCGTGGTGACCGCATCCACATACGACAACATTGCCAACCTTGCTGACACCTTCCAGAAGCAGATCCTGCAATACGAAGGTACTAAGATTGGCAGGCAGGAGATCTATGCCGAGATCATTGATCCCGAGGAGTCTGGCATCATCAAGCGCGATTGGTTCCGTCTGTGGCCCGATGGCAAGCCTATTCCTCCGTTGGAGTACATCATCCAGTCCTATGACTGCGCCAGTTCAGACAAGACGGCCAACGACCCGACTGCGGCCATAACGCTTGGTGTGTACAAACCGCTGGATGGCCCCATGAGCGTCCTGATACTGGACTGCTGGCAGGATCATATGCAGTACCCTGACCTGCGCCCAAAGGTGATCGAGGAGTACGAGCTTGTATACGGCGAGGGCAAGGGCAAGAAGCGTGTTGACCTGATCATTGTTGAGGACAAGTCAGCGGGCATCAGCCTGATCCAAGACTTGGCCCGTGCGCACCTGCCTGTGCTGGCCTACAACCCCGGGAAGGCCGACAAAATGCAACGCCTTAACATTGTGTCCAACATCATCAAGGCGGGCCGTGTATGGGTTCCTGAGAGCGGCGTCAAGAAGGGCTTTGTGAGGGACTGGGCCGAGGGCATGGTGAGTCAAGTCTGCGCGTTCCCTGAGACCGTCCATGATGACTATGTGGATGCCCTGTCGCAGGGCCTGCGGTATCTGCGGGACTATGGATGGCTGAACATTGACCCGCCACCAAGGGAAGACTATGACCCAGAGGATGTGATTGATGCGGGCTATCAGAACAAGCGCGAGAACCCGTATGCGGTGTGATAAAGTTAATGCGTTGGTAATGCGAAATCGGGTTAGCGCCGATTGTTTTCAGTCTGAAACGCAAAGTGCATGAACACTGCTTTATGTGGGCGCATTGCCAACAACCTATACCGCAGGGTGGGGAAGCAGTATCCCGTCTGGCTCATACCCAGAAGACCGCTGGTGCGACTCCAGCCCCTGCAACCAGTTGATTAAACGGGCGCTATCTCTATAATCGGGCAGTCCTACCTTGGGGTCAATATGGCTTTAACACCCGCGCAACTTGCTGAGCTTCAGCGTATGAGAGACTCGCTCAAACCCGGCAACGATGAGTTCAATCGCCGCATGAAGGCTTTAGCCAACCTTGAGAGGATTGCTGGCCCTGTGAAGTTGCCCACTGATAAGAAGGCCAAGGGTGGATCTGTTGAGGGCCAAGCCCAAGGCGGTTCCGTCAAGATGAGCCAAGAAGTTGGCAGGCCTCATGGCATCAAGAGTTTAAGTTTTGAAGATTACGCTCCAAACGAAGTTGAGTTGGTAAACCTTGAGGCGCACGAGCAAGGCAAGGGACACGGCACAAGAGCAATGCGCAAGATTACCGAGGCGGCTGACAAACACAAAATCAACCTCATGCTAATCCCGGCAGGCGACGAATCGAAGAGAGAGCGCTTGTCAGATTTTTACGGTCAGCATGGGTTCAATGAGGACGGTGATGTTCTGCGCCGCCCATACAGAAGAGCCGATGGAGGCGCAGTGAAGTTGCCCACTGATAAAAAGAACAAGGGTGGCAAGGTTGAGGTGCGTCCTACCGTCTTTGATGATGCCGCCAGCCGCCGTAACCCCAGCATTGAAGCCGCCGCTCGTGCCTTGATGGAGGGCGAACTGAAGCAGAAGGCTTATGCCAAGCTGGTCGCCAAAGAGAAGCCCGTCAAGAAGTATGACTTCATCCCCCAGCCTGCAACCAATGAGAGGGCGATGGACATACTGCTTCCTCGCCAGAAGCAAAACTGGCGGGCACATGAAAGCTGGCCTGCTGGTCGCCGTGTTGGTCTCCGCTTGGACATCCCAGCATACGAGCGTCATGGCGTGTGGGTCAATTCAGTACACGACGAAGAGGGTAGTGGCGAACACAAGCTCCCCAACTCATACGGCCCAGTGTCTTCAGTGCGCAACGCAACTTTTGAGGGTTCCCCTGACAAGGCCATCCGAGTTGCTACTGGCGAACAAAACAAAAACTCGTTTGCTCGGATCAAGGGTGAGCTTGAACACATCAACGAAGAGCAGGCCGTCGAGCATTTCAAGAAGTATCTGAACCATCCTGACTACCGCCAAGTAGGTTACGACCCACGCCGTCATGGTGACTTCTATGACCGCGAGACCATGCAACCCATCACGCACTCTGAGCATGTGGTTCAGATCGGCCCACTGGTGCTGGCAAAGAATCCAAAGTATGGCAAGCCATCACTGTATGCCAAGGGTGGCGATGTCGACAAGGCCAAGTTTCTTGAAGGCAGTAAGGTCAAAGATGTTTTGTACCGTGGCGGCATAGGCCACAAAGAATTGCCAACTGAATTCTTGGAAGGCAAGCCTCGTGTTGGCTACGCTACTTTTGCTTCCACGTCGCCGCATGTGGCTGGAAGTTATGCCCATACTGATGAAGGTGAATCTGAATTTGCTGGCGGCATTGCCCCCATGCACATTAACGTTCATACTTTGCACGAGTTTCCTGTTACTGTTGACAAGCATGGCTCCCGTAGGTTTGATAAGTTTGCATTTGATCGACATGCGAGACAACTTCAGCCGGGTCATGCATTGGTGGCTAGGCAAGTTATTGACTATGGCTCACGCGCCAGCACAAAGACAGACCCGCAGAAGCTGTACAGCTACCCAAGCGATATTTACGCTTGGAACAAAGGCACAAAGACAAAGTCTGCTATATCCAAGGCCAAGGGCGGCATCACCCACGCCCACCACTTAGAGATTGAGGAGCGCCCCCTATGAAGAAGCTGGTCGGCGAAGGAAAGCCACTGCACTCTGCTGTTGACAGGGCCGCTAAGGGTTTGAAGCGCAAGGTGGGCACAGGCGCAGAGTTCATGAAGGAACTCATGGGCATAACTGGCATCAAGCCTACTGAGATCCAAGAGCGTGGCCTCAATGAAGTTATGGGCATGCCCCGCATGACGCACGACCAGTTCATGGCAAACTTGTCTATCCGACCTGCGCCAGCTATTGGTGAAAAGGTTCTGGGAGAACAAATTCAAGACACTAAAGTGCGCAATCAAGCTTGGGATCAAGCTTATGAAAATGGAATTAATCATTATTTAGACAATGGATTTACGCCAGACCATGCAAGAAAACTTGCATTGGAATATGCTGATAAATATTTGCATAAGTATTTGCCAAAAAATGTAGAACCAGAATATCCAACGCATCACGGTCAATGGACATTGCCCGGCGGCAGTAACTACCGTGAGATGCTGATCAAAGCCCCCAAAGGCGTTGACAACCAAGAAAAGATCATGGAGTTGGAGGCCAAGCTTCGTCGAGCCCCCAACACAAACAATGAAGAGCAAGATCAATGGAATAAGCTCTACGGACAAATAAGAGACTTGAAGGCGCAACAAGCGGCATCGCCAGAGCAGTTCAAAGGCGTTTCAGGCCACTTTGGCGGGGAGCCCGACATTCTTGCCAGCATGCGCCTTAAAGACCGCACTGGCCCCAACGGTGAGAAGCTATTGCACCTTGAAGAGTTGCAGTCCGATTGGCATCAGCAGGGGCGTGAGAAGGGATATAAGTCTTCTGATTTAGAACAACGTTTCCAAGATGCCAATCAAAAGATTTATGATTTAAATATGCGCAGAACAAGCTTGCTTGATGAAGCAAGAAATATGACCACTCATGGGCCAGAGTTCACTCAACTCATGGATGAAGCAAATAGTCTTTCTCCGCAAATAATGAAGCTTAATGATGAATTATTGGAATATCATAAGATTAAAAAAGGCAACATCCCTGATGCCCCATTCAAAAAGAACTGGGAAGAGATGGCGCTCAAGCGTTTGATCCACCACGCCGCAGAGAAGGGTTATCACGGCATCGTGGTGACTCCCGGTGAAGAGCAGGCAAGCCGATACAACATTGGCAATCGCATTGGCTACCTTGGCTATCACCCAGAGGAAGAGCGCCTGAAGGCTTATGGTCACGACCGCCGCGAGGTAATGAACCAGACTGGCATCAAAAAAGAAGACTTGCCCAGTCACATTGGCAAAGAAGTTGCCGACCGCCTCCTGAAAGCCCCGCAAGTATTGGGCACTCACCAGCTTGAAGGTGAAGACATCCACGTTGGCGGTGAAGGCATGAAGGGCTTCTACGACAAGAAGGTTCCCAACATCCTCAACAGCATCGGCAAGAAGTACGGCGTAAAGACTCACCTGCATGGTCATCAAATAGAAACCAAGCCAGCGCAAACGGTTCCGCAGATTGCCGCTCCCGGCATCGGTCATTTTCCTGAGCCTGTTGTTGAGCCAGCCCAAACAAAAGCTGTGCATTACTTCCCCATCACAGAAGAGATGCGCAAAGACGTATTAACCAATGGCCTGCCCTTGTATGCTCAAGGCGGCACAGTACACATGGCAAAGGGCGACGACATGGACACAATGAAGCTTGAGATGATGCGCAGGCATATGGCAACGGGTGGCTCTGCCAAGCCTGTAGATACTGGTAAGCGTGTAACCATTCATGCTGAAGGTTCTGGCGGCGTGAAAGGTATTGTTGTTCCCCGCCACACGTTGGAAGGAAATCCCAAGGCTGGCGCTATTGGCTTACACGAGATGAATGAGGCTCGCGCCAAAGTGTATGGAGAAGAGCATCGAGAGCCTTTGACTTTGAACAAGATGGCTTCAATGCACAAGAAGACATTGGCCGATCACTTTGCAAAGCCACTTGAAGAGCAACACGAAGCCGAAGAGGCCGCATTGAACCGTTTGCGTGAAGCCAAGCACATTGGCAGGACAGCAAACACGTTGGATGAGTCCGAGAAGCTTGACACTGTTCGCCATGAGGAAGATGCGCAAGGCCGCACCCACGTTGGTTATGCATCCAAAGGCGTGGCAGGTCATGCCCTGTACACATCTGGACACGGCAATGACACCAAGTACAACGTTGTCAATACTTGCCCCGGCCAGACCGAAGGTTGTGGTGGCGGCAAAGACGCGCAAGGTATTGTGGACACCAAGAAGGGCACATGCTTTGCTCCAAATGCTGAGTCCCAATATGCCGCCGCCGCTGTGCGACGTGCCGCTCACGCGCAAGCCAAACACGACCCAGCCATGACCAACGACTGGATATTGGCCCACACTGGCTCATTGCGTAATGCCGCACGTCTGGCAGACAAGGGCAACAAGCGCTTACTGTTTCGTCCCAACGTAGTGGATGAGACTGACGTGACTTCACGCCATGTGATCCGTCACCTGAACGACCAGCGCAAGGCTGAAGGCAAGCCACCAATCATTGCCAACTCATATGGCAAGACCAACGAGTTGCACGACCCTGAGAATGGCTACTACGTCACTCACTCCAACGTTGGCCCCAAGGTTAAGAAGGGCGAGTCAATTTCTGAGAATATTGGCCGCGATAAAGCCCGTGTGCGCAACACCATCATGGCCGCTGACAATAAGGGCGACTTCCGCAATGAGCAGGGCAACAAGACCCCGCCCAAAGGTTCTTACATGGTGACTGACGTAAAGCGCGGATCGCCTATGTCGAAGAAGATGGAAGCGCACATCACTCACGCCAAGTATTGGACGACTGGACGCGAAGAGCATGAGTTGACCCCAGAAGAGAAGGCAGAGGGCCCAGAAGGCCACTTTGGTGGCAACGGCAAGCCCACCACACCTGACAAGGCTCACTTCGGTCACACCACTGTGGCCGGCAAACGTTTTGACTACCAAAAGCAACACATCCTGCACCCGCGCTTGGTTCAAGTTGGCGAGAACAAGGATGGCACACCTCACATGATCCCAACCGATTCACGGTTTAAGGATGAGGAGTTTTTGCCCAAGAACCGCTTCAAGACCAAGAATGGAAAAGAAGCTGGTCATATCTTGATGACCACGCCCACCGAGTCCACCAGCAACATTGGTCACCAGACATCGTTTACCCACAACGTGAGCGACAAGCACATTGATCATGCAATCGCAAACAAGGGCGAGTATGAGATCGACAAGCCACAAGACCAACTGAAGGCGGCAGGCAAAGAATACAGCCCGCCTCAACCCATCAAGTTCTACGCAGAGGGTGGTGGTGTTGGCGGCAATCGTCATATCGGCTTTAGCGACGATAACTTCCATGCATTCCCTGAGCAAAACGTTGTTGCCCAACGTCACTTGGCTATGCGCGATGAGCATGCAAGCTCAAAGCCTACTGCAAAAAAAGTTAAGTTTGGCGATGATTTTGAGCAATTCAAAACCAAACATTTGATGCGCAGAGCCGATGGTGGCACAGTCAACATCAAGAATATTGGTGTGCAAGAAGCCCCGAACATGGACATCAAGGCGTACTTCCCGCCCGAGCCCGTGCGTCAAGGTAATGTTTTGCCTGTTGGTGGAGTGCAACAGGCTCCACAACAGGCTCCACAACAGGCTCCACAACAACCCCAGCAGGGTGCACCCGCTCCACAAGGTATGCCGCAGGGTATGCCTCCCCAAGGAGCGCCAGAACAACAATCTCCAAGCAACATCTTGCAAATGACAAGACAGGGACAAGCTATGAGTGCAATGACTCCACCTGCCCCACAGCCGCAAGGTATGGCAAGGGGCGGCACAACAAGGCGTGTTGCATACAATTCAGACCCAGATGCCATGATGCTTGAGCTTATGCAGGCCAAACGATATTCCAACCGAAAGTAAGACATGGATGAATTCCAAGAAAACGAAGACGGCTCAGTTGATGTCGACATGCCTGACCTGACAACCGAGGTTCAGGAGATGCCTGACGGGTCTGCCGTGGTGACAATGGAAGACGTCGAGGGCCCCCAAGAGTCGCCCGACTTCTATGAGAACTTGGCTGAGTCCATCAACCCAAGCGAATTAAGTTCCATCTCTATGCGGTATCTTGACCTGCTGGAGAAGGACAAGGAGGCCCGCAAGGAGCGGGACAAGAAGTACGAAGAGGGCCTGAAGCGCACGGGTATGGGCAATGACGCCCCCGGCGGTGCTACCTTCGCTGGAGCCTCCAAGGTCGTCCACCCCGCAATGGCTGAGGGTTGTGTTGACTTTGCCGCCCGCGCCATGAAGGAGTTGTTCCCACCCGACGGCCCAGTGCGCACCAAGATCCTTGGCAAGGTTGACGACGAAAAGACCGAACGTGCCGAACGCAAGCGCGATTACATGAACTGGCAGATCACCGAGCAGATCGAAGAGTTCCGTGACGAGCAAGAGCAGTTGCTGACCCAGCTTCCACTTGGCGGCTCCCAGTATTTCAAGATCTGGTACGACGAGAACAAGAAGCGCCCATGCGTTGAGTTCCTGCCCATTGACCGTGTGATCCTGCCCTTTGCGGCCACCAACTTCTATACAGCCCAACGTGCGGCTGACGTGAATGAGATCACCCAGTGGGAGTTCAAGCGCCGAGTCAAGTCGGGCATGTACCGTGACGTCGACTTTGTCCGCGCCACCCAAGAGGTCGAGCCAACCGCCGCCCAGAAGGCCAACAACAAGATCGAGGGCAAGCAGTGGGATGACAACGAGGACGGCGTCCGCAAGGTGTTCCACATCTACACATGGCTGGAACTGGAAGACGACAAGTTCTCTGACGCAGAATCCGCCCCCTACATCCTGATGATTGATGAGATCACCACCGAGGTGGTTGGTTTGTATCGCAATTGGGAAGAGACCGACGAGACAATGACCAAGCTGGATTGGATCGTTGAGTTCAAATTCATCCCTTGGAGGGGTGTGTACGCCATCGGGCTACCTCACCTCATCGGTGGACTTTCAGCGGCCTTGACGGGCTCTTTGCGGGCGTTGCTGGACTCTGCGCACATCAACAATGCCGCGACCATGCTCAAGCTCAAGGGCGCGAAGATGTCTGGTCAGTCCCAGCAGGTGGACGTGACTCAGGTGGCGGAGATCGAGGCGGCTCCCGGTGTCGACGACATCCGCAAGATTGCCATGCCAATGCCGTTCAACCCGCCTTCAGCAGTGCTGTTCCAGTTGTTGGGTTGGCTGGATTCAGCCGCCAAGGGCGTGGTTACCACCGCAGAAGAGAAGATTGCCGACGTCAACGCCAACGCGCCAGTGGGCACAACCCAAGCCTTGATCGAGCAGGGCGCTGTGGTGTTCTCTGCCATCCACGCACGACTGCACGACAGCCAAGCACGGGTGCTGAAGATCCTTGGACGCCTGAACCGCTGGCATCTGGACGAACAGCGCAAGGGCGAGGTGGTTGCTGACCTTGAAATCAGCCGCGAAGACTTTGCCACCAACACCGACGTTGTCCCTGTCAGCGACCCGCACATCTTCTCTGAGACCCAGCGTATGGCTCAGATGCAGGCTGTGATGGCTCTGATGAAGGATAACCCCGATGTTTTCCAGAAAAAGAAGGTCATCGAGCGGTTTTTGAAGCAAATGAAGGTTCCAGCCATCAACGAACTGATGATTGACGTGCCCGCGCCAGAGATGCGCACAGTGGCAGACGAGAATGCGGCCATGTCCATCGGCCAACCAGCCTATGCGTACATCCAGCAAGACCATATTGCCCACATCCAAGGCCACTTGCAGTTTGCAAACGACCCTGCATACGGTGCAAACCCGTTCTTTGCCCCTCAATTCACGCCAAACGCCATTGAACACATCAAGCAACACATGACACTGTGGTACTTGAACCGCATGAACGGTTATGTAACCCAAGCTCGCGGTGGAAAACCTGTGGACAACTACGAGAATCCGAAGCTGACTGGCATCATTGACCAAATTTTTGCTTCTGTCCAACAGCATGTGAGCTTGGATACGCAGGAAGTGTTCCAGCAGATCATGCCGCAACTGCAACAACTGATGCAAAGTGCCGATCAATTCCGTCAGCCACCCCAGTTGCCGCCAGATGCGCAGGTTGTCAAGGACACCAGCATGGCAGAGACCCAGCGCAAGACCCAAAAAGACCAAGCAGACGCTCAATTTGCGGCCCAAAAACTGCAAGCGGAGCAACAGGAGCATGCGATGGACAGTCAAGTCAAGATTGCCATCGAAAATGCAAAGTTGATGCATCAGGCGATCCCTCCAATGAACATGCCTCAACCAATGGCGCAACCCGTTGCACCGCAACAACCACAATTACCACAACCACCACAAGGAGTGCCAAATGGCAACATCGGATAAAGAGCAAATGGGCGAAAACGTGAACTATCACACTCGCATGGCAATGGGCGCAAAGCTTGATGGCACATCATTGAAGGCCAAAGGCGAGCCAACACCCGTCAAGAACACTGGCAAGCCCCAAGGCGGCTTGTCTTCACTGAAGAAAAAATGACATCCGAACTGATCCACATGATCAAGCTTCGGCAGGCTGAGATAGGGGTCTCACTGGCGGGTGGAAACGCCTCGACGTGGGAGTCTTATCAAAGGATGGTTGGTGAAAACGTGGGACTCGCATGGGTCTTGCAGATGATCAACCAGAAGTTGGAAGAAGAAGACAGGGGTTGAGATACCCCTGAATCCGTTGCACTGAAATATGTGCGTTTTGCGCTGAAACATGCGCGTTTTGGAGAAAATATGAGCGAAAACGTGATCTCTATGTTCGGAGGCGATAAAACCTTGCCGAACCAAGATGAACTTGCATGGGCCTTCCCAGAAGTTGAGTCGGGCCAAAGCCCTTTCGGTGGACGAGTCATTGTCCAACTACGCCGAATCAAGCAAAAGTACGCTGGCAAGATCGTACTGGTCGAAGAAACCAAAGAAAACGAAAAGTGGAACAACATGATTGGCAAGGTTGTGGCTATCGGCCCTCTCGCCTTCAAGAACCGCGACACCATGCAACCTTGGCCCGAGGGCACATGGGCTGAAATTGGTGACTATGTCCGAGTTCCCAAGTGGGGCGGAGACCGTTGGGAGCGCCCTGTTACCGACGACGAAGATCCCGTCTTGTTTATGACCATCAATGATCACGAGTTGATCGCCAAGGTCACAGACAACCCTCTGTCATTCAAAGCTTTCGTTTAAGGAGCCATCATGGCAGAAAAAGACAAGCAAGATATTGAATTAAACGTTAAGGAAGAGAAGGACGGCTCCGCTGTTGTTGATCTTCCCAATGATTTGGACATGGGCGATGACTTGGATGAGTCGTATACGCCCTCAGAAACCGTTCAGGAGGCCGCAGAAGGCGGTTCTGTTGACGACGGTGATGAACCAGATCATCCAGATGACTCGGACGCTGTAAGGGCCGCAAAACGAGCCAAACGCCGCGCCAAGAAGGAGATGTTCAAGCAAAACAGCCGTGAGCGTGAACTGCAACTCCAGCAACTCAAGCGCCAAAACGACGAGATGGCCCGCCGCATGGCCGAGTTGGAACAAAAGTCTCGTTATGCCGAGTTGAGCCAGCTTGACAAGCAGATTGAGGACGAGAGCCTGCGCCTTGAGTACGCCAAGATGAAGATCTCTGAAGCGACTCAGGCTGGTGACGGCGACGCCATGATCCAAGCCCAAGAGGCCATGTTCGAGGCCCGTCAACGCTTGAGTCATTTATCTGGAGTTAAGAACCAAGCCTCCCGACCACAGCAACGGTCTGATGCGCCTGATCCTCGGGTGCAACATCAGGCCACGCAGTGGATTAAACGCAATGAATGGTACAAGCCAGACTTGTCTGATTCCGATAGTCGCATCGCCAAAACGATTGACGAGGAGTTGGTTAAGGAGGGTTGGAATCCAAACGATGGCGATTACTGGGATGAACTTGACAATCGCTTGCAAAAGTATTTGCCACATCGTTATAATGGTAACGCAGAACAAGGTTCGTCTGTTAGAAAACCAAGGAATGTAGTGGCAAGTTCAGGACGCGAAGCGTCAGCATCTTACGGTGGTTCAAATCGCACTTTTACGCTTTCACCTCAACAAGTGAATGCAATTAAAGAGGCGGGAATGTGGGACAACGTTGAATCCCGCAACCGAATGATCCGTAGATATGCACAACAAAGCCGAAACATGGAAGGTAGATAATCATGACTGAATCTCGTTTGAAAAAATCTTTGAATGCTGGTGGACGCAATGACCGCTCAAGTGGGGACGCCAACCGCCAATCACCAGAAGATAAGTTCCCCTCCAAAGATGAACGTCGCAAGATGTGGACTGAAGAGTGGACGCAATCAGCAATGCCCAAGACACCTAATTTAGATGGGTGGCATCTTTGCTGGCTTTCAACAACCAACACTTACGACAGCATTGATAAGCGGATGAATCTGGGTTACGTTCCCGTTAAATCGGATGAGTTCCCCGGATTTGAAAATTACCGTGTAAAGGCTGGAGAACATGTTGGCTACATCTCATGCAATGAGTTGTTGCTTTTCAAGATTCCTATGGAAATCTATCAGGAATACATGACGCACATGCATCATGATCTTCCTCGTGAGGAAGAGGACAAAGTCCGAATCCAGTTAGAGAGTTTGCAGGGTCAGCGAGACAGTAACGGCAAGTCGCTTGTGAGTATTGAAGGCGAAGGATTGGGCAATTTTGATCGGCAACCAAGAGAAACACCCGTCTTTTACGGGTAATTCAACAAAAAGGAGTTTCATATGTCTAGTACATCCGCTCCGTTTGGTTTGCGCCCTGCGTTCCACCCTTCTGGTCTGGATCGCGCCCAAGCGCTTGCTAACGGTATCACATCAGGTTATTCCACTCAAATTCTGAAGGGTCAACCTGTCGCCTACTCTGCTTCGGCAGGTGTAATTGTCGCCCTCACAACCAACCCTGCTTCTGGCTCTTCAGTTGCTTGGTCTGGTGCATTTGCTGGTGTTGAATTCACTGACACCACAGGTCGTCGTCGCGTGTCCAACTACTGGCCTGCAAGCACTGCATTCCAGACTGGTTCATGCGTTGCTTATTTCTACAACGACAACAACATCGTTTATGAAATCCAAGCTGATGGCTCGATGGCTCAAACCACTATTGGTAACGAGTACAACTTCACCAACGTGACTGCTGGTTCCAACACCACTGGTCTGTCTCAAGCCACTCTTGGCTCTGCGACAGCCGCTGGTAACGGCACACAGGGTCAAATGCGTGTTGTCGACCTCGCACCATACGTTGATAACGCATGGGGTGACGCATATACGGTTGTCCGTGTTGTGTGCTCACATTCTCAACTCTTCGGTAGCTTTACTGCTATTGCTTAATTAAGGAGCTAAATTATGGCCGCCCCAATGCGCAGTACGGACTTTAGAAGTATTGTTGAACCAATCCTCAACGAATGCTTCGATGGAGTCTATGACCAACGTGCCGACGAGTGGAGCCGTGTGTTCCGCGAACAAGACGGCATCCCACGCAACTACCACGAAGAACCTGTTCTGTACGGTTTCGGAGCCGCTCCCCAGTTGCCCGACGGTACTCCAGTGACTTACCAACAAGGTGGTGTCCTGTTCCTCAAGCGCTATGTGTACAAGGTGTATGGCTTGGCCTTCGCTTTGACCAAAGTGCTGTACGAGGACGGTGACCACATCCGTATCGGTCAGACTTATGCACGTCACTTGGCTCAATCTTTGGTGGAAACCAAGGAATTGTTGTCAGCAAACGTGTTGAACACTGCCTTCAACTCGGCTTACCCCGGCGGCGATGGCGTGTCTCTGATCAACACTGCTCACCCCATCGTGAACGGTACTTTCAGCAACCAGTTGGCTACAGCCGCTGTTTTGTCTCAAACATCTCTTGAGCAGATGTTGATTCAGATCCGCCAAGCAGTTGACAACAACGGCAAGCGTATTCGTCTGGTTCCCCGCCAATTGGTGGTGGCCCCCGGCAATATCTTCCAAGCCGAAGTGTTGTTGAAGTCTGTTCTGCGTACTGGTAACGCAAACAACGACATCAACCCAGTTAAGTCTATCGGCCTGTTGGACGAAGGCGCGGCTGTGTTGTCACGTTTGTCTTCCAGCACCGCATGGTGGGTTCAGACCGACGCTCCAGAGGGCATGAAGCTCCTGATGCGCCGTCGTTTGGAGAAGACTATGGAAGGTGACTTCGAGACTGACTCTATGCGCTACAAGGCGACAGAGCGTTACGACGTTGGCTTCACTGACCCTCGTGCCATGTACGGCACACCCGGCGCTTAATCAACGCCAAGCTGGGGAGGGGTCAAAAGCTCCTCCCCATTTTTAAATCTTCGTCAAACTTTTCAAGGAGAAGACGATGCCTCAATTTTCAGATGACCTTTTCTTAGGCCCTGCCCAAACTTACATGGGTACGGGTATTCGCACCTACACCACCACATTTACTGGTTCAATGTCTGGAACGACATTAACCGTGACTGCACTGTTGCAAGGCGCACCAATTGTTGTTGGCTTGTATGTTGACGGCACAAGCGTGACCGACGGCACATACATTACTGGTTTTGGTACTGGTAATGGTGGTGTTGGTACATACACCATCAATCAGTCTGTGACTGCGTCTAGCACCGCAATGACTGCACATGGCAACATTCAGTTTGATAACCCTGCTCCTATGGACTTGGGTATTGGCCCCCTTGGTCGCATCTATGTTTGGGACGTTGTTCCACAAGCATTGGTTACCAACAACATTGCCGCATCTCAAACTCCTGCCGCCGCTGGTTCATTGACCTTAACTGCTGGCACTTCGGTACGATCTGTTGTTCGCAATGATGGCACTACTGTGTTGCAACTTGACCTGCCTCGCGCAGTTCAGTTGACCACCGCCTCTGGCACGATCTCTACCAGCCGTACCTTGACCGTGTCTGGTTATGACTATTACGGCCAGCCAATGAGCGAAGCAATTGCAACAGGTACAACCTCTTCTGCTGTGGCAAACGTCGCTGGCAAAAAAGCGTTCTTCCAAATTACCAGCATTGCAGTCAGTGGCGCATTGCCAGTAGCAATCACTGTTGGCACTACCGACGTTCTGGGCTTGCCTGTTCGCGTGTTTAACGTGGCGTATGTTGTGGGCGTCAAGAGCAATAACACATTGGCTCAAGATGCTGGAACTTTTGTTGCCGCTGATACTGCTACTGCCACAACCACCACTGGTGATGTTCGCGGTACATACGCCCCTGCCACTGCATCGAACGGCATTGTTCGTACAGTGATGGGTGTTTTGTTGCCCGGCATCGCTGTTGGCCCCAACGCAACTCGTGTTGGCGCAGTTGGCGTGAACCAAAACTTGGTTTCCTAATAGGAGGTTTTCATGGCTACTAAAAACAATGTAGGGGGCTTCAAGCAGATGCCCAAGATGGAGACCACCGAACCCACAGTCATCTTGAAGATGAAAAAGGGTGGTCATGTGAATACCAAGCACCTTGAAAAGGGTGAACACGGTCATTCACCAATGTCCAGCGATGCCAAGTATCGTGAATCTATGGAAGGCGAGAGCGGAAGCGCCCCCAAGAAGCCCTCTATGGCTGATCGCAAGAAGGCAATGAACCCCAACTTCAAAGGCGGCGGTAAAGTGCCTCACATGGGTCTTGGCGGTGCTTTGCGTCGCATAGCTAATAAAGTCAAGCCTGAGTTGCAAAAAGCTGGAAAATTTTTGGGCATTCCAAACAAAAAAATTCAATCAGTTTCACCATTCGCCGCATTAACATCGGCGAACCCAATGCATAAAGTCGTTAGCCCAATTGGTAAAACCTTTATGAGCGCCATAGACAACATAAAGAAAAAAACAGCCGCGCCAATGGCTGGATTAGGAGCGGCTGGCGCAACACCACAAATGATGAGTCCCGGCGGCGGTGGAATGAGCTATGGAACGCCCAGCATGCCCGGCAAATCAGAGCCAAGCCCAGTTATGGACTACCCAAGGCCCGGCATGCCCGGCAAATCAGAGCCAAGCCCAGTTTTTGACTACCCAGACCCAGTTATGGTCCCCTACAAAAAGGGTGGCAAGGCTGACAAGTCGCAAGACAAGGCCATGATCAAGAAGGCTTTTAAACAGCACGACATGCAGGAGCATAAGGGCGGCAAGGGTACAAGCCTCAAGCTCAAGACTGGTGGCGTCACGATGGGTAACGCTGGTGGCTATGCCGCTGGTGGCACTATCAACGGCAACGAAGCTCAATACAAAAACACCAAGATGCATGACGGAAACAAGCATGATCGTGCTAAAGGCACTGGTGGCGTTCGTATGGGCAATGCTGGTGGCTACGCTAAGGGTGGCGATGTAAGCTGGGAAAACCGTCCTGCCGATACTGCCAAGCCCGGCAAAGTCAACACCACTACAGGTGAAGTCCGCAACGGCAACGCTGGTGGCTACAAGGCTGGAGGCAATGCCTCAAAAAAAGCCTACGCCACGGGGGGGAATGTTAACAGTCAAGGTAAGGCAGTAAAAATGCCTTCCAAGCCTGTTTCCCGTCCTGTGGCGAATAACTTGCAGTCTGGCACTTTTGCTGAAGGCGGCTCTACCAATGACAAGTACACAGTCAAGAATCCCAAGGCTGTGTCTGACAAGGCGAGCCGTGAACTTGAAGATGCTATGAATCCATTGAGCATGGTAAAAGAGCTTTACAACAAGGGCAAAGACTACTTCGAGACGCCTGCTGGTAGCGTCACCAAGACCGAGAAATCTGTCACGGTGTCCCCCGGCAAAAAGCGTGGCGGCAAAGTCTGCTAAATCCAGTGGGGGCTTCGGCCCCCGCTTCTAATTGGAGAAAGAAATGGGAACTTATTCTTCCGCGACCCGTCAAGGCGCGTTTGAACCTTTTGATTTGCAGGTTGCTCGTGGTCAAGTTGACGGGCATTCGCAGACTTTGGTGTCTGGGTATAACGGAGATGTTGGCACTTCATATGAAACGATATGGACTGGAAGTAATCTTTATGTATACCCTACAAGTGCAGTTGCAATAAAAATTTCAAGTTCAGATGCAAATGACACTGCGGCTGGAACTGGCGCAAGAACCGTTACAATTGTTGGGCTTGATGGCAGTTACAACCAAATCAGTGAAACAGTTTCGTTGAACGGTCAAACTGCCGTTACTACAACTGCTACTTTCTTGCGTGTATTTCATCTAATGGTCAATACGGCAGGTTCTGGTGGTGCGGCGGCTGGAACTATCTACGCTGGTGTTGGAACCGTGACTTCTGGTGTTCCTGCAACGTTATATGGCACTTATACTGTCAATGGTGGCTCAACTGCTTGCATTTACACCATTCCTGCTGGCTATACGGGTTACATTTTTGACTTCCTTGTTGCAACAGGATGTACCACGGCTAATGCGTTTACAAACCTTGGTTTATATAACAGACCTTTAGGCGGTGTATTTGACAATACATTACAAGGTCGTTGTGCCAATGGTGGTGCTTTTGCGATTCCTTTGAACTATCCACTAAGTTTTCCTGAGAAAACTGACCTTGAGGTTCGTGCAAGTGCAACAACAGCATCAAGTGTTTCTGCTAACTTCAGCGTTGTAATAATCAAGAACCCTGACTAATCATGCCAAGCAAATCACCTGCCCAACATCGTTTGATGGAAGCCGCCGCCCACACCAAGGGTGGCTTTGGTGGTGTACCTCAAAAGGTCGGCAAAGAATTTGTCAAGGCCGACAAACAAATGAAGAATGGCGGACTATATGAAAATATCAATGCAAAACGTGAACGAATCGCTGAAGGCTCTGGTGAGCGCATGCGTAAGCCGGGTGCAAAAGGCGCTCCAACTGCTGAAGCCTTCAGAGAGTCAGCCAAAACAGCCAAAATGAAGGATGGAGGCGTCTCTCTTGCTGTCGGCAGGGGTGAGAAGCTTCCGGTCTCCAAAGGCGCTGGATTGACCCAAAAAGGCCGCGAGAAGTACAACAGAGAGACTGGGTCTCATTTGAAGGCTCCTCAGCCCAAGGGCGGCGCACGGAAAGATTCATTTTGCGCCAGAATGAGTGGCGTGGTGGAGCATTCAAAGGGTGACGCGCCAAGGGCCAAGGCATCGTTGAAGCGCTGGGACTGCCCCGGCTGGTAAAGGAATCAAAATGGCTCCAAGTCAAGGAACTCCAAATGCAATTGGCGGCCCATCAATCGAAGAGAGCGATGTACCCCGCGCCAATGGACAAAATGTTGGCGGTTTGATTGTTGGCTCCGCTGGTCAAAACACAGCTTACAAAAATGGCGGCAAGGTCAACCTGAGTTCTTGCAAGGTATCAACACACGAGAAGAGCAAATCTTCTCCCAACTGGTAAGGAAACATCATGTTTGAATCAAGCCCAGCAGTCAAAAGAGCCGTCAAAGAGGCGATGGAGCGCATCAAGTCGGGCAAGTCTGAGAGGGGCCCAACTCGCGCCGAAACCGATGCCAAGCTTGCGGCTCGAAAGAAAGATCGCCAAGCACAAGCCTTGGATTCCGCGAAGAAAGACGCCCCCAACCTTGCAAAGCTCCAGAAACAGCACACCGAAATGACTGAGAAGTTCAACAAGCTTGGCGGCTCTGGCTACCAATACGCTGACCGTGATCAAAACATGTCGGGTGATGAGCGTGAGGCCCGCGACATGGAATACGGGATGAACCAGCTTGGCAACAGAATCAGCGCCATCAAGAAGGCTGGGTTCAAGCAGGGTGGCAAGGCAACCAAGAAAAACATCAACTGGTAAAGGATGAGTCATGGCGAAAATTCAAAAAATGGCGAATGGCGGCATGATGAGTCTTGGTTCTTTAATGTCTGGCATTAATGCAGATAATTCGCAAGTTGTCCTTGGTGGAATTAACGGCGTACCCGGCACTAGCATGACTGGCCCCCAGTTTG